GCTTTCAAAAAGGCATTAGCAGCAATGGATGTAACTTCAATAGCTAAGAACTCCGCAGTAAAAGAATTATCTAAATACCTTCCGAAGAAAAAAGACCAAACGGCAATGTTCCAATTTGCATCAGCAACTCCGGCGCACGTTAAAGCAGCAATTGCACATAATCAGTTGTTGGTACACTTCAAATGTTCTTCTAAATACGAACCAATGAAAGATGGTGATAAGGTAAAGTGGGTATATCTAAAACAAAATCCTTACGGATTAGATGGGTTGGCATTTAAGGGGTATAATGATGCACCTGAAATTATGGAATTGGTGACAAAGTATGTGGATTGTGATAAGATTTTTGAGAGAGAATTGTTAAAGAAGTTAGAGGATTTTTACGGAGCATTGGGATGGGGTGAAGTACTATCTGCTGCTAAAACTGCGGAAAAATTCTTTGCATTTTAATTTGGTAGATTCAAAATAAATTCGTATATTTGTATTTCTAAACATTAAACTATAAAAAGTATATTATGAACAAAAGTAAATTTGATGGTTTTATCAATCGTTATAACCTTGGTGGTGAGATTGAATCCGTTATGATTAAAACCGATGGAAAGAATCTTTCAGTAAGAATGATTTCAGATGACAAAACCCTTTTAGGTGATGTAACTGTAGCTGAAAAGGATTTTCCAAAAGGTGAATTTGGTATCTATACAACATCACAACTTAAAGGTTTGTTGAGTGTATTGGATGAAGCAATTACAATCGAAGAAGCAACTGGTGCAATTAAGTTTTCAGATAAAGGTACTAAGGTACAATATATGTTGGCAGCACCTTCAGTAATTCCAGCAGTACCTGATTTGAAAGCACTTCCACCATTTGATGCGGAAGTAACTTTGAATGATGACTTTGTAAATAAGTTCATCAAATCAAAAGGTGCATTGGCTGATGCGGATACATTTACATTCACTGTGAAAGATAAAAAAGCTGAAATCATTTTGGGTTATTCTTCAATCAACTCAAACCGAATTTCAATCGCTGTAGAAACAACAGCAAAAGAAGATGTTGAACCAATCGCTTTCTCAGCAAAATATTTGAAAGCAATCTTAACTGCTAACAAAGGTTCTAAATCATCTTCATTAAAAATCTCATCTAAAGGATTAGCACATGCTTCCTTTACCGATGGCGATTACACTTCAAACTATTACCTCGTAGAAATTAAGTAATTATGAGCTTTTGGGATACTGAACCACAAAAACCTGTCTTTGACTTTGATACCGAAAAAGCAAAGTTAAAAGAAAACATGGACTATCTAATGACGATGTCTGTGCAGGAGCAAACTTTGTATAAAAAGTGGGTAGAGTTGCAAGACCCTACAATGATTCAGGCTAAAGCCCAAATAGCATCTTATTATGACTCTCAATGGAAACCAACTGATATCAACAATAAGGAGCTAACGATAAAAGAAATTGAAGCGTTAGACCCTTATGTTGAAATCGTAGAGGATGCCAAAGAATCTACTAAGTGGGCAGCGGTAAGACGTATGATTCACACAATGGATTTTACAGCAAACCCTGGCAGAAATGTAAAGATTAATGTAAAAGATAGAACAAGCGGAAAGTTATTAGGTCAAATCTCTTTAGCATCCGATGTAACCGCATTGGGTGTGAGAGATAACTTCATTGGTTGGACTAAAGATGATAAATTTGTAAAAGGTAAGTTAAATAATACAACTATTGCTTCTACAATTGTATGTACTCAACCATTGGGTTATAACTTCTTAGGTGGTAAGTTAATCGCTATGATGACTACGGTGCCGGAAGTAAGAGAGTATTGGAAGAAGAAATATGAGAATGTACTTATAGCAGTAGGTACAACTTCACTATATGGAATTCATTCTCAATACAATGGTATTCCACTATTCAAAACGCTAGGTGAATCAGCTGGTAAAATTAGTATTAAGCCGGATGATAAGTATTATGACCCTTGGCATCAATGGTTAAAAGAAAATCGTGCCGATTGGTATAAAGAAAATATATCAGATGAGAGAGCTCGTAATGGTGCTAATATGGGATATGAAGCTAACGGACCTGTTAGTGGTATCAAACAAAAAATATTAGGACAAATCTTCAAAGAGTGTGGTATTAAGGCAACTGAATACCATCACGGATTTAAGAGAGGTGTTTATATGGCAATGATGTATGAGAATGGTAACGATTTTCTTTGTAATAAAATTACTGAAGACCAATTAATCCTTAAAGATAAATTTAAGCAAGGCGTTGATTACATTAATAAATGGTGGAAGAAACACGCTATAAGTAGATATACAAAACTACACGAAGAAGGTAGATTAAAACCCGAACACTTATTTTACATAGATGCTATTGGTATGAGTTGGGAAGAAATGAAGGAAAGGTATTTGGGTGAAGTAGGAAGATAAAATAAAATAAAAAACTATGGAAGAAAATGTAAAAGTAGATGCCAAACAAGATTTAGGCACTATTAAATTAGAACAAAAAAGATTAAAAGATTGTGAATGGGTTTTTCAATTTGATGAAGATGAACCACAAGTATTTGCATGGACAAATGAAGATATGGATGATGAATCACCAACCATTACATTTACTATTGATAATACAGAAGGTGCATATATTTCATTCAAAGATAAAAAAACAGGTAAGTTATTCAAATTATTTGCAAGAGAATTGTCAGAAGAAGGAATTCAATTAAGAGAATTTCAAGCTAAACAAAATAAAGATTTAGAAAATGGAAGTGAAGATAAAGAAACTCAATCATAATGCAGTAATTCCAACATACGCTAAACCTGGCGATGGTGGAATGGATTTGGTAGCAACATCAATTATAGCGGATACGCCTGAACAAATTACATATGGTATGGGTATTGCATTGGAAATACCAGAAGGATTTGTAGGATTGATATTTCCTCGTTCATCGGTTAGAAAAACTGGATTAATGTTAAGTAATTCCGTTGGGGTATGCGATAGTGGATATAGAGGTGAATTACAAGCTACATTTAATAAAGTATTTGGTAGTGAAAGAATGTACGATGAAATGAAAGTTAAGGAAGTACAACCAAACGAATACTACAAAGTAGGTGATAGAATTGCACAAATTATGATTATACCTTACCCACCAATTGAGTTTGTAGAAGTAGATGAATTATCAAATACCGAAAGAGGTGAAGGTGGATTCGGTTCAACAGGAAAATAATAAAATATGTTTGAATATCAAGAAGAAAATATAAACCATTCGTTGTGGGTAGAAAAGTATCGCCCAATAAAATTAGAAGATTATGTAGGTAATGAACACCTTAAAACAAAGGTAGAGGCTTACATAGAAAAAAATGATATACCACACTTACTCCTTTATGGAAAAGCTGGTACTGGTAAGACAACTCTTGCGAAACTTATAGTTAAATCAATTGATTGTGACTATATGATTATTAACGCATCCGATGAAAGAAATGTTGATACAATCAGAGATAAAGTAAGAGGATTTGCTTCATCTATGGGTTTCAAAAAATGGAAAGTGGTGGTGCTTGATGAGGTTGATTATATGAGTTACTTAGCACAACCAATGCTCCGTAACATTATGGAAACATTTAGTGCACATTGCCGATTCATTTTAACGTGTAACTATGTGGAGAAAGTAATAGAACCAATTCAATCTCGTTGTCAAACTTTTCAAATTATTCCACCAACTAAAAAAGATGTAGCGGTTCAAATGAGTAAAATTCTCAAAGCAGAAGATATTGAGTTTGACCCTAAAGATTTAGTTCCAATTATTGATTCATCTTACCCTGATATTCGTAAGGTTATCAATACGTGTCAAATGAATTCTCACAAAGGTAAACTAAAAGTTGATGTGCAGAATCTTTTGGAAAATGATTATAAAGTAAAAATATTAGATATTCTTAAATCATCTGATGATAAGAGAAATAAATATATGAAGATTAGGCAAGCACTAATTGATAGTAAGGTTACTGATTTTACTGACTTGTTTACACTTCTTTATGATAAGGTAGATGATTACGCTGGAGATAATACCTCAAATGTAATTTTACTATTAGCTGATGGACAATTCAAACACTTTTCGGCAATTGATAAAGAGATTCCAACAGCAGCAACATTAATTCAAATATTAAACGTAATATAATATGGCAAACATTATCGGAGATGGACCAATTCCACAAATGGGTGGAGCACAACCAAAAGTAGATATATCATCATCAGTTCCTGTATTTTGTGAATGTGGTGGAAAAACATTCCTACCAGCTATGAAAATGAGAAAGTTATCTAAATTAGCATATGGTGGTGACCAGGATATGATGATACCTTTTGAAGTGTATCTATGTGGTGATTGTGGAGCAGAGCAAGAACTTTTCAAACCTGTTCAATTGAGAGCATTAGAACAAAAAGATAAATTAGAATCACAACCTAAAATCGAATTAGATACAAATGGCTAAAAGTTTATTTGACCATCTTAATGCAATAACTCAACATAAAGACCCAAAGTATTGGGACACACTTGATGAAAGTGATAAAAAGACATGGAGTAACTATATGATACTCCGTTTTCTTTCTATGAAACCTGAATGGATAGAATTGATTGCAGATATACAACCATATGTGCAAGAAATATCACCAAAGGCATTATATTTGTGTCTTATTGGTTTAA